TGCTTGCTAACGGGATAATGCCGTTATAAAGCCGTCGCCTGTCTATCCATGTACGGTTTGTTCCGCCCTCATAGTGATATGATTCGCCGGAAGCGCCGATAATGAGATAGTCATACTGTGCCAGTGCCTTAATCTGCGGAATGTATCTTTCGATGTCATCCTCAATCATGTCGAGAGAGTAACCTGCGCTGGCATATCCTCTTTTATCCATAACATCCCGAACGGCATCTTTTACCTTGATGTCAAGCAGGTCACGGCTGTATGTCGGCATGTCTTTCAGTTCGACCTCTAAATCGTCTGCGATGCTTGTGCGCAGTTCACTCAGTGTCATGTTGATTACCTCTGTTTCTGCGTCCGCCTACGCCTTGCCACCGACTTTGATTCCGCTTTCTCGTCAGCAGGAGAAGAAACGGCAGAAGTCTCTTCGACCTCTGCCGCATCCTTTACTTCCGTATAGCCGTTGCTCAAAAAAGCGGCTATGTGGTTTTCATCTTTCAGTTCGTAGCGGACACCATCTTTTTCAAACAGTGCCATAAATAAATCTCCTATCAGGTGGCAGGATTCTTGTGGACAACAATTGCGTCTTTCTTCTTGTTCAGAGCGAAAGCGTCATAACGGAATCTTGCTTCCACGAGACTCAATGTGTTATCGCACAGGCTCTTTATCCCGTGCTTCTGGGGTTTTCACCGCATTATGGTATGTCAATTCATACCCAGTTCAGAGTACATTTCCACCCTCGTTATTACGTTAGGCAATACAGACAGCGACCTCTGTATCGGGATAACCTATATTTATCCGTGTCGGGGGCTCTTGGGGAAGTTATTGCTCTCTTAACGCTCATTCCCTACTCGTTACGGACATGATTGATAGTCATGCCCTCGGTATTTCCATGGCTGTCAGGCTTTAGGATTCACCGATACACCCCGATTACAACTAAGCATTTCGGCTTAGTCAGGCAGCTAATCTACCGCTGATTCCAGGAGCATTGTCATGAATCTTAAATTCCTGGATTTTGACGGGGGAAACCGCCGCCAGAGGGTTAGTGATAATAAAGTTCACCTTTGCAGGCAGATAGATGGACGGAACCTTGATGACCGGAACACCGTCAATCTCACCGACAACGCCGTTGATAGCAATCTGAGTTGCCATATCGCCCCTCTTAACGAAGTTTTCATCCAGCTTAATCAGGTTGAAGAAAGCAGGGGAAACTACGGCAACTCTGCCACCGGCAGGAGCCTTGTCGTTGTCAAGGATTTCCTGTGCGCCAAGGAAGGCTGCATAAGCGTTGGAAGATGTAATAGCCGCCTGCGCTGTGATTGTGTGGTTGGCTTCGGTATATGTGCCGGAAGCAGGAGCCGCCGCCGCCAGAACACCAAGTCTGTAGGTATCAACCGCAGGAATCAGCACATTGTCGATGTTCTCAGCCAGTGTAGCTGCAGCTTCCATAGTGCCGTTTGTATCCTGTTCGGTCTTTCTGTCAATGACATAAGTGAAAGACTTGTCCTGAGAAATTGTCATTTCCTGATAGGCATTACCAAGGTCTGTAGGAGTGCCGTATCTGGAAGTACCGGAAGCGGTGTAGTCGTTCAGTGTAGTCAGGTCACGGCTGTACACACGAACGGTCTGAACGCCAATCCAGTCAAAGTTGTTGTTTCCAAAAAGTCCTGCGGTAAGGCTTCCAAGGGTAAACCGCTCGTCAACCTTATCTGCGTATTTAAGTGCATAATTAACAGGCATTTCAAAGTCCTTTCTACCGCATAATTGTTTAAAAGGAGTTGCGGTAAGCGACTATCCTCTAAGCGGATAGTCGGTAAATTTGTTTTCGGTTTAGTGTCCGAACCTTGTGGGAACGGAGTTGAACCCGGCTAAGAACGGGTCGTTTTCTGCGGCATTACCAGTTCCGGCATTGATTTCCGGCCTTGAAGCAATCCACTTTTCCTTTTCACCAGCAATAACCTGTGCGGTAAACTGTTTCTGGCACTCCAGCAGTGTATCGTTATCACCGTCAACGAGCGAAGCCGCCGCTTTCTTCGCCAGTTCCTTGCTGTAGCCCTGATCCATGAAAGTCTCGGTCAAACCATGGATTTTGTTTTTCCTGACAAGTTCGTCGTACTCAGCCTGTCTCTGTGCTTCTCTTTCGGCTTTTTCCGCAGATGCCTTTTCCTCTGCTGACTGTGTTTCACGGAATCTCTTTTTCCAATCAGCCGCTTCGGAAGCGTTCTTGTCTTTTTCTCTGCGGAGTTTCGCAATCTCGACCATAAGTTCCTGCACAGTAGGTTCGGGCTTTTCCTCTTTCCTGTCGGAAGCCGGTACAGCAGGTTCGGGATTCTGATTTGCTGTAGTGTCCATTGTGGTAGTGTCTTTTACTTCGTTGTTGGTATCTGCCATATTACTCCTTGCTCGTTATAGTCTTTCTCTGACTGTCAAAATAATTGTTGCTCGTTTAGGTCTTTCTCTGACCGTTTTGCTCGTTATAGTCTTTCTCTGACTTTTTATATACACCTGACGTATCAGGAGTATTCCAACCAACATCTGCATCCGCTGATTTCATCGTCGGAAGCGCCAAGGTCTGCGTCACGGGGAAAGCGCATGTCACCGCCGTCCAGATGGAAAACCTCGTCAAGCGGTATCGTGGTTCCGTCAATTATCGTGTGGGAATCACGTACACGGTTATCGCCCATCGTTACCCATGTTTTCTGCGTATAGCCCATAGCAAGGGCTTCCAGAAATTCCTCGTAGTTGAAGATGTCAAGCACCGTATTTTCCGCTGTGACCATCGCCCTGTCCTGCGAGAACCAATAGCTTCCGGCAAGCATCAGCAGGTCATCATCGTCTGATAAATGCTTCTTTGTCACTCTGTGGAAATCGTCTGCAAAGCCATCCGCAAGTTCGTCTATGTAGGCATCTTCGGCAAACTGTTCATAGGCAATTTCCCTATACTGATTCCGCAAATAATCTCTGCCAAACGTTCCGCCAAAACCCGATTCCGCAGAGTAGCGCATCATGGACAGGTAAGTGAGAATTGAATCCTCAAACCGCTGTGCCATTGCTATTCTTTGCGCCACTTCCTGCTCGCCAAGTTTAGCTATATCACCGAACCATTCATCATACGGGATGTGACGGTCTTTCCGCTGAACATTGTTCAGTTTATCAAAATCCTGCACCGCCATAGCATCACCTCTTTAGACCGGGGCTATTTTCAACCTGGTCTGAGTAATCCTGTGACATTCTGTCGGAATCAGGCTCCTTTTCGCCGTCACCACCGACCGCATTGTTGTAGGTGTTTCTGCCCCAACCGCTTCCAGAAGCGTAGGTGCGAGTGCCTTTCTCGAAGATTGATTTCTGGTATTTTTCGATAAGGTCTTTGGAATCTTCCCAGACCTGATTGACATCTTCAAAAGCGTTCATGGCACGCAAAGCATGTAATCCGTAAATGCCGTGAGATACCGCAGTAGCAAAGAAGTTAATCTTCGTGGTCAACTCGTAAGTGCGCTGACGTTTGATGGACGGCTTAATATCCCAATAGCGTAAATCACGCAGGCAGGAATCCTCTTCCGTAATCTTGCCGGAAACGGAGATAGCGGAAAGAACAAGTTTTACCTCGTCCATCTTGCAGGATTCGATGATTGCCTGTTGCATAGCTGCGTACTGTTCCGCCGCAGACCAGCCTGTAGCGTCCGACATGGCAACGCCCGTACTTCCGCCGGATGTATCGCTCCGTTGCGGTACAAAGCATTTCTGCAAAATCAGCGAACGCCGTGTGATGTAATTGTTGAGCATCCCACCGTAATCGTAGGGGATTACCAGAGGATTGACAGTAGGTGTTTTGCCGTCAGCAGTTGTATTGGCGTTTAACCAGTCACCGTCTTTTGGCTTGATGGGTTCACCGTCCTCGTCGACCGCAAAGGCTACGTTTGTGGAGAACCAGATGGCCTGCGTATTCTGGTCAACGTCGTTGATAATGTCAGATGACAGCAGGTTAAGTGCGTTCAGTTCTGGAATCTGCCGTTCAAAACAGCCCTGTCTGTCATAGTCACGCACCCATTCCACGATTGGAATCATGCCAAGGGGATTTACTTCGCCGGAACGACCAGTGGGAAGCCACCGTTCTTTTCGCAGGTTTTTCTCTTCCTTGCCGTTAACGATCTTGAGCAGGTTGTCGATGTCGTACCGCCTGTCTGCCGTGAAGCATGTGAAATGCCTGTTCCCGTTGCTGTCGATGCGGAACGTGACGGCAAGCATAACCCTGCGGTCAACATAGTAGGAAGAGCGGATAACAAACGTGTATCTGGGGTCAAGTACCTGCACATCGAAGTAGCTTTCACCATCCTGCCAGTCTCCTTTAACGTCAACAAACGTGTAGCCAATGCCGCAAGTCTCAATGTATCTGCCAAGTTTCTGCGTCTTTCCGAAAATGCCGTTGCGTTCGTACTGTTCGTTCAACAGCGAGATGCCTTTAAGTTCCTCTTCGGAATCATCGTTGCTGTCGTGTACACCACGCTGAGACAAAGTAATCGGATTGCCGAAGTGATAGCCAAGGTTAAATGCTGTGATTTCCGCAGCCACATTGTCAACCACATGATTGTCAATCTCAGGCCTGACTTTTTTCTCTCGCAAAATAGGCTGTTCGCCTGCTTCGAACCTGATTAGATAGTCAATGTCCTGATAGTTTGTCAGGTGCTTGTTGTAGCCGTCACGCAGGACGGC